AATATTGTAATTAATATCTTCTCCACTATAGTCTTTAATTATTTTAGCCATTTTGGGAGCAGGAATGGCACCATTTCTTGCTCTAGCATTAGTAAGTCCACCTCTAGCACCCTTTACCAAGTCTCTTGGTTCAGTGGCATGGTTCATAAGAGATGAAACTTTACTTTCATATTTGTATTTTTTATTAAAGTCTCCAATAGTAAATCCAGCTCTATATGTCATAGAGTTGCCCTTAAAATCAATTCCAGATGAACCTTTACCCTCTACTATTTCCATCCAAGTATGAAGAGGAGTATCAAGAGTTGCTTGTGGTTGACCCAAATCTGAAACAAATGTAGTTCCTACATTAGTCTCAGTTACTTTTGGATCTCCATAATCAGTTTCTTTAAGAGATATTCCAACTAAAGTTCTATTTTTAAGTTGAGCAGCAAGATACCTATTAATCAATGCTACCTCAATTTCAGCAGCATCAGAAGATCCAATTTGTTCTGAAAGAGAATTCTTGATTGTCTCAGCAATTTGAGATTTTATATTTGAGATCTCTCTGGTTTTGCAAATATAAACATCTGTTGTATTCCAACTATCTTTAACACCAGATCCTTTTCCAAATAACGTTTTTTGATCATTCGAAAATGAATCAAAGATGTCTTCATATATTGAAGTATATTGACTACCAGGAATACCTCTTACGTTATTTGATCCCCACCTACAATAACTGTAGGAGTTATCCTTTGAACCTTCTCTATGTCCCATCCAAGCAAGTAGAACTCTTGCTTGTTTGAGAAATGTTTTATACCATTTTCCATTATCAGAGAAAGCTTGTGGATAAACAGATTTAATTGCATCCACAAGACTTTCATCATCATATGGTTCTAATGATGATCCTTGATTAATGGCATGGTAAAAAGTGACAAGAGATGCTTCTTCTTGTCTTTTAGTGTCTGCCATTTAGACCTCAGAGTGATGCAATAATTTTCAGGATCTCAGTTTCAGAGAACTTACCAGAGGTTTCTAATTCCTCTTTCATTCCCTTCTTCTTATCATGTGCAGCTTTCTTCATTGACTCTTTCTTGTCACCATCCTTATCAAGGTCAATAAAGTCAGGTTTGCCACCACCCTTGGGTGCATCACCACCTTCACTATCTCCACCTTTTTTCTTTTTATCAAGATATGCTTTGAATCCAGGATTCATACCCTTCTCAACTACATACTCTTCTTTCTTCATATCATTTCTATTATATTTTTCAGCATCCTTATTCAATGCTTTGACAATCTTACCAGACTTCTTGTGTGCTTCAGTTCCTTTGTCACCACCTTGTAGTGCTGTACGTGACAGGTTTCCTGCCTTACGGAACATGGTGTTTCTCTTATCTCTTGAGAGTTCTTGGTAACCCTCTCCTACTTCATACTCTGCTGCTTCACTAGCAGGAACACAATTGGGGACTTGCTTACCACCTTTGTTCTTCATACCAACTTGCTTGTAACCAACCCAACAGGGGTCACCTTTCTTTTTCTCAAAGAGTCCAAGCAAACCCTTTTTGATTACAGCAACATCTTCAGCAATAACTGTGCTATGAACTCTTGCTACTCTCTTATCCTGATTGTGTCTAGCAGACCAGGTTTCTTCTAGTCTTTTTTTCTGTCTATACTTAGCAAACTCTTCTAATTGACCAGATTGATTTTTCAGTTTGATTTTACTAAAGGTTTCTCCAAAAGCAGAATAAATTCTATCTAATTTTTCTTCTCTTCCAACAATGTTGGACTCAGGGATCATATTGAAGATGATGTCCTCAGCTTCCTTGACAGTTGATGTTTTGAATACTTCTTCAAGAATTTCTTCTGACAATTGACGAAGATCATTATCCTGAAGTCTAGCAGTGTTCATTTCACTGATAGGATCTCTCAGAGAATCAAGTTCTTCCTTTGCTTCTTTACTATGGACTGCAGTATATGCATCCATAAAGTTACGCATTGATGAGGACATCTCTACAAGTACTACATTTCTTTATGTATTTATATCTTCCTTGTCTTCATTCTCCTCTGGTTTTTTATTAAAACCAAATGGACCAACTTCACCTTTATCAAAGGCACGTCTTTTTTGTGCCATCTGACATACAGTTTCCATTACCTTAAGTGTATCTTCTACTGCACAATTCTCAGGCATCTGACGATGCACAATGTCAAACTTAGGAAAAAACTCCTTTGCTGCATCAAAGACTTCTTTATCTGTCAGTGGATCATACTCTGTGCTCATGGTCATCCTCTGGTAGGTTTGCTTCAATTTGTTCATCCAGTTGTTGGATAAAGTTACGAATTTTTACAGTTCTTGCTGATGGATATTCATAACTATCTTGTTTTGTTTGAAGAAACAAGTATGCGCGCACTAATGCTGCATCATGAATATTCAGTTTCAGATTAATGTCAATGTTGCAACTCAAAGGTCTCCCTCCACACGATTTTCTGAATTATGCACATCAAAACTACCACCAGGGTAACGTGCTTGAAGTTTATCAACATTCATCTCAATAACCTCATCAAATGTGGTTTCAAGTGCCATACATGCCTGAGCAAGATACCAGCAGATATCTCCTAGTTCACGTTTCATATGAAAGACATTCTCTTCGTTGTAGGGTTTTCCTTGAAAGACAATCTTCTTTACAACTTCAGTAAACTCACCTGCTTCTGCAGATAGCCCAAGAGCAGCAGTCATCAACTGGGAGGTATTAGTTCCATTTGCTTCTAGTTCTGCAAAACGAGTTGCCATCATGGCATAATCTAGACTAGGAGCACTGGTCACTCCTTTTACAAATTCAAGATACTTTTCTGTGTCTACTGTCATTTTAAAACTTAAATCCCTCAAATGATTTTTTAGGTTTCTCTTCTGGATCATACTCTTCATCTCTGCCATTGTCAAGGATGTCATTTTGAGCAGATTGTTCACAATCATATAATCTCATCTTTGCTCTGTCAACACCAATACAGAATCTCTTGAACATGTTTATATCATTGTATCTGTTCTTCAACTGCTTTACCATAATCTGTCCTAGACCCTCCAGTTCCTCAGTACTAATAAGGGCAAACATAAGATCAGCAGTAGCAGGAAGACCAAAGGATTCAGAAGTATCAGTAAGTTCAACATCAGAGCTACCATAACCAGAACGAGTGGTTTGAGTAGCAGATACTATGGGGATATTAGCTTCACATGCCAATCCTCTAAGTTCCTCAGCAATCGCCTTAACAGTTGTATATGAATTGACATTACTTCCTGCGCGATACCTACTGGAAGCACATATATTAAGATAATCAATGAAAACAATATCAGGTTTAAATGATTTCTTAAGTGCAAGTTCATTAAGAAGTGATCTAAAGTGTCCAGCATGTGCAGAAGCAGTAGGATACTCTTTAATAATTAAGGTTCCTTGTGTTTTCTGTGCAATGTTATTAACTTTAGTTTCAAACATTGATTTGGGCAAATCAGCAATTTCTTGAATATTAACATTCAAAAGATTAGCATCAATTCTCTCTGCAATTCTTTCCTCAGACATCTCAAGCGTGATGTATAGTACATTCTTGCCTTGGAGTAACACACTGCTTGCGACATGACACATAAACAAAGACTTACCAACACCAGTGCCAGCAAGAGCAATATTAAGTGTTTTGTTTGGAAGGCCACCCTTTGTAATTTTGTTGAGAAATTCAAGGTCAAATGAAGTCCTTTCTTCTTTTTTGTTATATAGTTCATACCTCTCTGCATAGTCCTGTAGATAATCGTGTCCTACATGATTATCAAAACTTACAGCAAGAGCATCAGACAAGATAGATGGAATAGCATCAGATTGTTTTTTATCATCCTGTCCATCAGCAATAGCAATAGATTCCATAAGTGCCAAATATATGGCACGCTCTCTACACCACTTCTCAGTGGTATTTTCCAACCACTCTTTCTCTGCTGGTTCATCATCAAGGTAACTGATGAGTTTAGAGATTTCTTGGTAAGAAGTATCATTGATGTCTTTCCTCTTCTCTACCTCAATACCTAGAACTTCCTTTGATGGAACTTCATTGTACTCAGATACAAAAGACATGATCTCCTCAAATACAATCTTTTGATTGTAGTCTTGGAAATAATCTGATTTGATAAAGGGAATAACTTTTCTTAAATACTCTTCATTATGTAAGAGGTTCCTGAGAACCAAAAATTCAATTTTGTCCATTAACTACCATAAGAGAATTCTTCTTTTGCAATTGCATCAAGTTTTTCCATCACTTCATCTGTGAAGTATGACTCTGGGTCTTTGTAGATTGCTTTGGCATAGATCTTCTTACCATCAATCTCATAACGTCCTGCTACATTTTTCCAAAGTCCGCCAATCTCACCAAGTTCAAGAAGACCATAATATCTATCAAGACCACGCTCATCGTAATAAAGACGCACTGTAACATCCTTATTCTCCTTACTTAAACGCGACTTGTGAGTCTTAGCTTTGATAAGGTTTCCGATAACAGTCGTTCCATCCTTTTCTTTTTTCTTTGTGAGATAAATGATCGTACTGGCGGCATACTTGAGGCCACTGCCTCCTCCCATTTCTTTAGTTGGTACATAAGCTCCAATGACATCGTATGTGTGATTTGTGACAATGAGCGGAACATTTGCTTGTCCTAGTTTAAGTGTGAGCATACGAAACGCACCTTTGACTAATTGAGATTTAGTCATGTCTCGAACTTGTTTATCATCCAAAGCATCACGGATCTCCTTCTCAGTTGAAAGCATCCCTAAAGAATCTAACACAAACATACAAGGTTTGCGTTCATCTTCAGATTTTTTTAAATATATATCTACTGCCTGCAGTGCCTTTTGCCTAAACTGTTCAATTGTAACAACATTGATGACAACTAATCTTTCTAGGTCAATTCCACGACTTTTAAGAAGAGACTTATTAACTGCTGCTTCAGTGTCAAAGTACAAACAGTAACCATCAGGATTACTATCCAGAAAATTCTTAACCACAGCGAGACTAAAGAAAGTCTTGCCAGTAGAAGACTCCCCAGCAATGGCAGTAATCTTATTCCCAGATACACCACCAAATACGCTACCTGAAACCAATGCGTTAAAGATGTACGAACCTGTGTCCACGAAAGTTTCTGTGTCATCAATGTCTGATGCGAGTTGGGTATAGTCATCACCAATCTCTTTTACAATTTCTTTTAAAAAATCCATTACAATACGAATCCAAATTCTTCACGGGCAATTTTTTTATAAGGTCCACCTGGATTAGCATCACGGATGTCCTTAATTTTCTTAAGTTTTTGATACAAAGAAGTATCTCCACCTAATCTAAGAGCACTTACAATTGTAGT